ATGACACTGGCCAAGACACGGAGTAAGTACCGAGCGGTAAAGGTGCTGGTCAACGGAACTCAAGAGGTCGCAGTAAAGCCCCTCGCGGTCTTCCTGTATGACCTCTTTGGGGAGACTCACAAGGCTGTAATCAATTGGGAACCCTTCGGCGGCGACAAGGTGTGCCTGACGGACTTCCGGTCGGGCAGCCTCCTCGCCTGTTGTGAACCGTTCCGAGCCCCTATAGCGCCTCTACTGGGGTCCCTGAATGGTGATCTACGGAACGAAGATCGGGGCCTGTGGATTGAGATAGGCGTGGCCTTCATGCAACACACCATGGCCCTTGAGGGCCCCGTGGAGTTCTCGAAGAAGATCCAACAGCTTCACATACAACCATCACTAAACGGGAGTAGCGTGTAATGACAGCCCCAGCCATGGAACTAATGCCCATCGTGTTCGTGATCTTCCTAGCTGCTGCCATGGGTGGCTTCGTCGGGTCCGTGTTCGCTAACTGGAGCAAGGAATGAAGAGCCTGGAGTTTACCGGGGATGCCATAGCACGCCTCGGGGTCGATTCGTTGGCATGGGCCTACCGAGTCATGTGGGCCATCGCATTGATCGGGGCGGGAACCCTGTGGACCCTCGGGGAGGACTCCTTTCACACCGTAATGGCAGCCCTTTTCATGGGCCTAATGGTGGTCGGCCTGATCCTCATTGCGGTCTGCCTGGTGGGAGCCCTCCTCTCGATTATTGGGAAGCAGAAACCTATCGAGAAAATGTTGAAGGTTTGAGCTCAAGAATTGCCCTTTCTTGACCTATATCAATTTAGCCCTACCGTTCGTCCGGGATCGCTAAAGGATACTCAAAGTGGGTCGAAACAGTGGTGCAATTTAAGTGGCAAGTGGTAAGATAAAACCGATCTAAGTTGTTGATTTTCCTTAATATAGCATTATGCGAAGCGCCTTATCCTTGCTGTGCTTCGTGCTGGGCAAGCTCCTGACGATGCCAGAGCGATTCGGCCTCAATCTGAACAATTTCATAAAGTTCGTCTTCCTGAGCTGGCGTGATCGCCTTGAGCTGACGTGCTGCACGAACGTAACCAGCGAACCAGTTGCGATAAGAGTCAGCGTCCCAGCCGCTATGAACACCAGCACGAACACATTCGGCGACGTGCTCGCGTGACTCGCCAATGGGACCTAAAGGGTCTTCTGTGGCGATCATGCGAGCAACGGTTTCGGCCTGCATACGGAAGAAGCTGTAATCGAACATTGCGGTGACTCCGGTGTGGTTGGAAGTGACGCCAATGTGCCGATTTGATGATGAAGAAACATCCCCCTAACCTCCCACAAACCCCTTTGAGGGGGTTTGAAAGCCACGGAATACGGGGCTTTCACCCGAATCACGATTATGCGAAGCGCCCAATCAGAACGGGAGCTGCTGACGCAGCACATCGAGCCAATGCAGATCGGCAACAACCATGCCGAGCACGAAGCTGGCGATCGCAACGATCAGATACCTAGAGAGACGCCCCCGGCGTTGCTGCTTTGGCAAACGGGTTGTCGCCAAGAAGCGATTTGTCCGAGCCTCCTGGAACCATTCCCTGTCGTGTAGACCCACGAGAGCCACCTCCTACGTTGATTGATCGCGGCAGCATGTTGCTGGCCACGGAAAGGCATTGTGCATGAGCCATGGCGTAGAGATCACCACTGGAATCAAAGCACTGGCAGCGGGTGGCGTTGTAGATGCAACCGGAAACGGGCTTGGCCGTCTCGATACCTGACCAGTCGTAAAGCGTAGTCGTAGCGGGAATGGCGGCTTTCGGGCCCGTGGTGGGCGCTGCGCGCACACCACCGGGCACCGGATGCGCCGCAGTCGCGACGGCAACAGATTCCTGATGGTCGACACCGGAACCGGTCAGAAGGCTGCTGTCGTTGGTGGATGCGTTCCAGACAACGAGAGCGGCGCAGACGACGATAAAGACCAGAAGAAACGCGAGTTTTTTCGGGAGCTTGAACTTGTGGGTGTGGATGGTGGCCGAGGTGTAGTGCTGGAACCATTCCTTCGGAAATTTCCACGGCACGGAATCGGCTCGGGTCTGTTCACCACGGTCATTCGGGGAATCGACGGTGTGCTGCCAGGTGTACTTGGTGACAATCTTGGAGCCGAACGCGCGATACAGGTGGATATGCTCGCCAGCTAGCTTGCGGATGTGGTGGTGGAGGAAGCTCGGTGACTGGCTGACGAAAACAAGGTCATGACCGCTATGGCGGTGGACTTCCATCTGGCGCAAACGCTCGTCTTTGATTTCTCCACGGTGGGCGGTCGATGGGTAGAGATGGGGCTGCTGAGCCTCGTCATAGATGACCAGGGAGCCCTCTGGAGTATCCCGCCAGTCATCGGGTGCAGGGTGGCATTGCGGGATTTTCATACCGGCGATGTTGGAATACACCGGCCTGCCCTCCTTCACCGCTTTCAGAATAAGCCCGATGCAATAGAGCGTTTTACCGCTACCAGGAACCGCAGTAATTAACGTGATCATGTCCGAGCACCAAAGAAGGTTTGAATAGCCTGAATAGAGGCGCGGGTCAGGAAAGCGGAACAAAGAATCGAAAGCGCCTCTGGAATGCCTGCAATACTGAGCACCTGGGATACCTGCGCAGGCAAACCAGCAAACGCGCTTTGCACCTGGGCGATGAGCTCCTGCACTAGAGCCAAAAGACCGTAATACGTAAAAACACCAATCCCCATAGCGACGAGTATTTTTGCAATAACGCTAGAGATTATATAGACGCCGATAGTTACTAGAATCGCGGGCATTAGTCAGACCTCCCAATGCCAAGGTTTATATAAATAGCGCCAAGAAGGGCGGCGATGATTACAAGCGGCTTGATCATGGCGGCCCACTGACAAGCAGGCTCCCAAGAAAACTCGAAGTCACCACGAGAGGTAGAGATTATTGTAGGGGCAGGACAGGTAGCGTTACCCGATACAGTTACGGATTTAGCGAAATCCTTGTCTTCGGCGAACTCTGAAAAGTCAGGCGCTTGTTCGGTAAAGGGTGTTTTGACCCACTCGATAAACCGGCAAACAGTTGGCATAAAATCACAATCTGTTGGCACTTCAATATTAGCAACAGCACCGCCGCCCCCCGTATTGACGTTGGATGGGTCAGGCTGCGTAGTGGCAGTCGTGGTAGAAGTTAGCTGACCATTGGTGTAATTGTTTGTTGTAGTTGTAGTGGTTGTGGTAATCGTCAGAGGATTGGTTGAAAAGTCAAAGTTATAGGTAGGCTGAGAAGTAGATGTGGTGGTATCGCCGGTGGTCGGATTTGTGGTGGTGGTGGTAGTTGCGGGACCATCGATGGTTTCGGGGCCGGAGAAGGTGTAATCATCCGGATAATCAAACGAGCCAGGAACATTCTGATTAATGAACGGAGCAGAGTCGGCAGCTATATTTGGGTCATTAACGCCATTGACGAGCGAGTCAATATCCAAATCACTAACGGGCGAATAAACTTTAGACTTACATTCACCGGTTGAGGCGTCATAGGTTGCGCCAGAAGGGCAAACGATATTGTTGGTATAGACGTTGGCCTGATTACCCATACACGTGGTCTGATCCGGACCGGCTGACCATGTTTTAGTAGTGGAATTGTAATTCTCGCTTTTAAACGTACATTGAAACGAATATGTGCCTGTACTGATAAGGCGGGCAACACCAGTTATCCGAGTGACGGAATAAAGCGAAGAACAGTAACTGACAAGAGCTTCACATGCCTTTGGCGCGGAGCCTGCATTGAGCGTCCATTGACGTTGTAAATAGCCCTGCCAAAGATTAAGACTATTTGTTTGTTGGAGTGTTGGTTTAGAAAGGGTGCCCTCCTTCATTAGCCAATCAACACCCGCGAGAATAGTTCCAATTCCGGCGGCAGCAACTGCCTGTGCGGCATTTCCTTTAATAGCAGCCTTCGCGGCAGAGGCCCACTTAGGCCACTTGAATGAGGCTTTCGTCTGGACAGGAACACCAACACGCGCACCGCCCTGCGTAGATACTGGCTCTGTCCAGTTTCGTGAATCATTGAAAGCGAAAGGATCGGAGCCTGGTGTATATGTTGGCTTTATATCCGCAGGCGGGACAACGATAGTTCTACTAGCAAAGGCTACTTCGATGCTGAATAAAACAGCAGCCAGAACGATGAAACCATTACGAAGAAAACCAGCCATCCCGAATACTCCCAGCCTTCCATATTGAACTCCAATAAAAAAGGGGGCCGCTAAGCCCCCTAGTTGACGCTTTGCGATTACTTAGCCGAGCGACGGAAGTAAGCGAAAGCGACGACCACCAAGACAACGACAAACATGGCGCCGCCGATGGTTTGTACGTCAGTTTTCAGAGCAGTGATTGCGGTCAGTACGTCCGCGGGAATCATCGAGCCGTCCATTGTTTCAGTTCCTTTCGTGGGATAAGAGAAAGCGCGTTAGAAGTCCAATTCCCCAGGCGGCGATATAACACGCGACTACCTTCCACCCGAGACTCATCCCTTCAGAAACACTGAGAGGAGGAATTATTGACGCCTGCACTACCCATGTCTGACAGATGCCATTAACAAGTTCAGAGCAAACGTATGTGTTCATTAAGCGCCGGATGCCTGGGCAAGTTTCGGAGCTACTGGTTTAACGCCACAAATGCGGTTGCGCTGCATGTTGCGGGGGTCTGGCTCGAAGTCGAAATTGACTGCGGTCAGAGGCTTGATGTCGCGGAATTCGTCCATTACTTCGGGGGCGATGGGCAAGTTTTGAGGCTCGAGGCCGAACGATTTTTTACGGTCCGGGCGGGTGCTTTGGGTGGCGTCCTGGGCGAAGTGAACAACGGAGATGTCGTAGGCGTTGCCTGTTTTCTTCGAGGTTCCGGCATCACGGGTGCAGCCGAGGTAGACGTATGGCATGGGGTGTTTCTCCGATTAGAAGCCGAACAGTTCGGCCACACAGGGGGTGCCTTTGGCCTGGTACGCAACGGTCCATTGGCTTTTTGGCTTGGGCGGTGTGCCCTGCTCTTTCAGCCGGTCAACGGCTGCGAGTGTTTCGTTCACCTGGTCAATCAGGTGGGTGTTCAGGAAGGCGGCGCGGGTCTGCTGCTGGAAGGCAAGCTGCTGGCGTTGGCGATGGGAAAGCTGGGTGCCCTGGAAGCTGACCGTACGCATCACCAGTCACCTCTGATCGAGTGAACAACGGTGTCGTCTACGACGATCACAGACGCATCCCAGCAATCAGGGCAGACGGCAAAAGCAGGGGCCATGGTCTGGTCAACGAGCAGATCAGCCGACTCGGCGGGCTGGTTGAAAAGCTGGCCGATGTGAGCGTCGCAGAGGTCGCAGAACACGCGGTCGTGGCGAGTCATTCGTCACCACCAAAGACGCCGCCAAAGATGCAAGTGCAAGAGATGAGCAGCAAGATCAGGGCACCGAGGAGCAACCATTCGAAAAAATCAATCATGCGACAGCCCTCAGATGGTTAGCGCGCTGATACCAAGCTGGCGGAACCAAATTCTTAACCGGGGTGACTTCGCGAGCTTCGCGGACGAACACCAGGGAATTGCGGGTGATGTCGTGAGGGGTGCGAATATCGATACCTATACGGTTAAGACGCGCTGCGTGTTCTTTAAATTGGCGCTTGGATTGGTCAAAACGCTGACCAGAGGCCCACTGGATGGCATAGAGAGCTGTCGTATTGGCTGCGCGTGTGGTGTCAACGACCTTTTCGAGCAGGAGCTGCTCCGAAACGCTGGCAATGTCCATGGCGGTCACCTTGAGTCTTGAGTCGAGGGCCAGAAATTCGCCGTGAATACTTTGGAAACGGCTTTCGTCGATGAGGCCCCAATAACGGAGGTTTTCGCGGGCGAGGTACTCGGATTTGAGTTCCTGCTCGAAGCGGATCACGCCTTCTCGTTGGCAGTAGTCCAAGAGCTGGTTGGCGTATGCCAGCTCTGGTGATTCGTCGCCGAACTGGCGGCGCATTGCAGGAACAAGCTTGTCGGCTATATCGAACGCCTTGTCGTAGGCCTTGCGATATTGGAGGCGGGCACCCTTCCCTGCCCCCTGGGTGGTCCAAGTGACAGTGCGGCCGTTCGGGTACAAGAAGCCCGGATTACGACCGAGACGGACACCAGAAACAGCACGAAGATAGTCGAGCTGGTTGCCCTGCCCTACGCCAACGTTGCTGGTGAGGTGGATCATGGTCAAAACGGCGCCGTCGGTAAGCCAATCGCCAACGTTTGCGCCGGAGGCGCCATCCCGAAGCTGGCGTGTCGTGCAGCGGGTGAAAGGCGGCAGACCGTAGAGGGCAAGCATGCGGTTGTAGACAGTGATGCACTGCTCGACGGTGGTATGGCCGAACAGGTTGTCAGTGCGACCAACGCGGCTTGGGTTTCCTTCAACGGTGACTTTGCGGCCTTGAACGCTGATGGTAATGGTGGTCGAGTAGCTGGCTTCGTGCTGAAAACGAGGCTGACTAGTGGCCAGAACTTCACCGGTATGAGCGTCGATGGTCTGGCGGAACACGTCGCAAACGACCGGAAGGTCGAAAGCGAATTCCTGAGTAACGCTTAGCCAGTCGATGAACATCCGTGAACCCCGATGCGTGCATGCATGCAAATCACAATGGGGCGGAATGTATACGCAGGAACTTGCACGCGTCAACACAAATCACATGCATGCACGTAGACTTTGATAAGGAATTGCCATGGAGCAAAAAGTGATGCCTGCAACGCTGCGCCTATCGAACGCCGAACAAGAGGCGTTGAGGCAAAAATGCATAGAAATCAACAAGTTGCTTGTGAAGCAAGGGATGATGCCAATGCGGGATAGCGAGCTTGCGCACAAAATCTTAGAAAAATCAGTGCCTTGCGTTCAGGTGAACCAGAGGGGTGAGCTGATCTTGGAATGTGAAGTCTGAAAGCGAGTGCGGGAATCCGCACCGAAGTGGGGGTGTAACAGCACCCCCACCGCTCCGAGCTCCAAAAAGCGCTGCTGAAAGCTACCGAATTGCCATGACCTGACCAGATCAGGTGTTGGGAGTCCTGGGAGAGTGCAAGGCGTAGCCGGAAACTGCCGATGTAGCCGTTTTGGGTTGATCAGCACGCGGATGGAGTTTTGAGGGGGACAGCAGGACGGGGACGCGAAAAAGCCCTCAGTTGCCGTATAGGCCGCTGGGGGCTTTTTTGTGGGTCGATGGTTGGGGCCGCTACGCGGGTGCCGTCGCAGAGGCCCAGCAGCACGTCAGGAAGGCGTGCAGGCGACTGATATGCCGCAAGCGGCATGGTCGAAGTTGTCAGAGGTCGAGAATCGCACGACAGAAGCTCTGAAGGGCTTCCAGACGCTGGTCGAAGACGGTTTGTTCTTCGTCGAAACCATCGAGCCTGCGACGGAGCTGGCGAAGCTCACCTACGAGCCGCGGATAGTCGTCGATGATCCACGTAACAGCGTCGGAGCCCTTGCGCCCTGGGGCGTAGAGCTCGGCTGTTTTCAATAG